TGGCTGCCGCCTCTAGCTGTGCTGCCCCCGTCTGCTCCAGAATGCTGGGCTCATACGCCGCGATTGCCTTGTACTTCTCCGGCAGACCCTCTACGCCCTTTCGCTTGATGTGGTACTCGATGGCGTCGATTTCAGTCTGTCCCACCAGACTCGTGCCGTAGGTGTTAGCCACCCAGCGAGAGACGGGAACATCCTTAGGCTTGTCCTTGAGCACGTCAGCGAACACCTCGCGCGCTTCGGCAGCTTCTTCGGTGTCGTCGTCCAGGCTGCGCAGGAACTGGGCGCGGACGTTGGAGCGCTGGGTTTGGATGGACCGGCTGAACTTTGCTACCGCCTGCACTACCTCGTACTCGGACAGGCCTTGCTCCTTCGCCAGCGCCTGACCGATTTTATCATTCAGTGCCTTCGAGGACTTCTTGGCTTGGTCGCTGTCGCCCATAAGGTCCGGGAACTTTTTCTTGTTTTCCATGCGCAGCCACATGTCCAGGCCGATCTTTGCGAGTTCCCTCGCTGTGTCCACTGCCTTGAGGTGAAGCCGGACACCCTCGACTGCCTTTTCGACACCCATGTCGATCAGCTCCGGAACGCCCGGAATCTGATCGTAGGTGACTACGGGGGCTACTTCGGCCTTCGGCTTCTCCTGCACAGTGGCAGCGGCCCTGAAAGCCTCGCGCTTTTCCGTCTTGACCTTGATGCTGCCCTTTCCGCTGAGAGAAGAGATCAGCGTCTCGGTCTCGCCTTCCAGTTCCTTGAGCCCTTCGACGTTCTCAGCCTCAGCCAGCGAAGAGGCGCGCTCGATGTTGGCGTCAATCTGCTCAAGCACTGCCTTTCCTTCGTCGGTGCTGACATCGTTGGATTTCATCTCTGCCATGATCTCTCCTTCTTCGGCGTTACTGTCTGACGTGATGTTAGCAGATTCAGCGGCAAGCATGGCTTCGGCAGCCCTTTCGCACGTCTTGCACAACTTCCGGCTACCGGCGCGGGCAGCTTCAAGCGCCTCCCCCACAGTGTCGAAGGACTGGCCGCCAGCAAAGCGGTACCGGGTCAAGCTGCCGCACGCGTTCTCAGCGTAGTAGGCGACCTCTCCCGTTGCGCTGATCTGCTCTTCGGTCTGGTCGGTGGCTGCGGTACGGATGTCCAGGCCATCAAGGTGATTGGTGGTCCGGTTGTACTTGATGGTGATGGGCATGCGCTCCGCACTCTCTGTGGTGGCCTGATCCTCGGCGGCCAGCTTTGCAGCACGACGCTCCGCGTAGGTCAGACACGTCTTACAGGTCAGGGGCGCGTCGATGGTGCGAAACGTGGTGACCATCTGGTTCATGCCGCCCCCACGGCACAGCGGGTACGCGTGGTCTTCGGGCATGCCCGGCATTGCGCTGTGCACCTTGCCGCCGTTGTAGCTGACTACGTTCACTGTGCCGCCCCTTCACTGCCGTACCGACAAGTCACAGACTAGCGGATGATCATGGTGCCTGTCCACCTACAGTTTCCTGTATGTGGTCCGGAACGCAAAAAACCCCCCAGTCCGAAGACCAGGGGGCAGGGTCTAGCGCGTCGTGACCAGGGCATCTACCGCAGCATGTAGGTCGAAGATCGAAGTTTCGTTACAGAGGATCGCGTCAGCGCGGAAGCCGTCTAGCGCTGTCTCACTCGCATGGGCACCCGCGCCAGCACCATGGCGCCGAATCTCGACCATGAGGAACCCACGCTTGCGCAGCGCTTCAGCTTCGTTCGGGTACCGGCAGTCAGTCACGACCACGGGCATGTTCCAGGTGTCGGCTGCGTCCAGGCTTCGCCGCGCGATGTTCAGCCAGAAGTCTTCATCGAGATACCGCACGCTGGCGCCTAGCCGCTGAAGAACCTGGCGAACCTCTGGGTACTCATCCTTGGCGCGCTCCCAACCCCATTCGTCCACCAGCTCTGAAAGCCGACGGCACATGGCGGGGCCGTTAGGGGCAGCACCAGCAACAAACCACGGGTACACGCTCAGCGCCATGCCTTTAAGCGGATCGGCGAACGCGACGCGGGTAAACGCCCAGTTAGCGACCAGTCGCGCTGCCGCTGTGTCTTTGCCGCTACGTGCCTTGCCGATGAATGCGATATTCCGGTACATGACTCGCTCCCTTAATCAGACCTACCACTAAGGGAGCGAGTCGATTGCCTACTTCATGAGAAAGGGCACAGCAATGCCGATCACTGCACCCAGCGTGGCAGCGATACCCGACGCACGCCATACACGCTGCTCTACGGCGCTCAGGCGCGCGTCCATGCGCTCTAGCTCATCTTGTGTGTCATCGTGCGCTAGGCGCTCTTCTAGGCGTACTACAGCGTCTGACAGTCGCCGTAGTTCTTGGTAGATTTCGGTCGCTGAAACCCAAGCTCCGCCTTCGTCAGGCGGCGCCATTACCCAGCAACCGGCTTGTCAGCCTCAGGGGCGCTCGGCGCAGAGCCATTCACAGTCGCTAGAGCAGTCAGCGCGGACAGCAGTGCGGCCGAGCCAGCAACCGCAACCGCCTGAGTCCACGACTGGTGAACGATGTTGGCGCCATCCAGGCCCAGTGCGCCGATAAGCGCCTGAGCAAAAGTGCGAGTCACACGGACAGCGGAATCGCGAATGAATTCCTTAGTCATGGTGGTCCTTTCTAGGCCTTGACGGTGAAGCCGTGAGCGTTTCCCAGCTTCGTCAGGGAGGTCATACCGGGAATGCCGTCTGCGTCCGCACCGCTGAAACCCAACTTGCGCTGGTACTCGGCGTAGGCGGTCACAGTCGAAGATCCGTAAGAGCCGTCAGAGGCATACGCGGCCGATAGAAAACCCTCAGCGTGTAGCGCAGCCTCAACGGGCCGGACGTCGCTCGGGTAGGTCTGGTGACCCTGAGAGGCCCCGGGATCGGTCTTGGCGGCAGCCACTACGTGGGACAGGGAAACCGTCGGCTTGGACGGGGCAGGAACAGGCGAAGAACCGGAACCCTTGCCACCGTATGCCGGATCGGCCGAAACGATGCCCTCAGCGAATCGCGGGTAGCCATATCCGTACACGTAGGCGTCCCGGCGAGTACGCGTCTGGCGGTAAACCCCGTCGCCCTGAGCGCTGCCGTTGTCGTTGGTGTTGCCCTCGACGGTGTGAATGTACGTGTCATCGAAAGACACGACGAGACCGGTGTGAGAACCACCGCCCGGCCCGTAGAAAACCTGAGCGCCTACGGCAGGATATTCGCTGAATCGACCGATGGAGCGGAACCAGTCAACGCCAGCGCTGCACGATGCAGTACGCGGGTACAGCGCAGCATTGCCGGACACCATGGCTAGCCAAGACATGAAAGTCGCGCACCAGGCTTCACCATCGGACCACGCTAGGCCAGGCACGTTCTCGGAATACTTCTGAATGTTGTTCCAGTTACCGTCAGCGTCACGGCCTTCGTGATAGCCGACTTCGTTTTCAGCGGAACTGATGATGCTTGCTGCACCCGACATGGGCATCTCCTAATTACTTGGCGCCGAGGTTTGAAACCACACCGACCTGAAAGGGCGTGCAGTCACACTTGGGCAGATTCGCTAGATTCGGAGCAGTGCACGGCGCCTGATGACGTAGCGCGGCAATGTCCATCGAGATCTCGTGGTCGCCACAGGCGTACACAGGGACCGTGCTCGTAGGGTCAACGGAATCAACCCTTGTCCACTGAAGCTGAGCAGTCTTGGGGCAGATGGCACAGATAGCCAACGGGATTCCTTACGGGTGGACGAACTTGACAGAGAGGGTGCACCAGGGTCCGCCGTTGGCCGTTGAAGTGGCAGCGCTGGCGAGAACATACGTTTCGACGTAATCGCCGACATTCAGCTGAACCATGGTGGGCGGAGTACTGATGCCATTGAAGTGGCTCGACATGGGCGGGGTTTCGATCTCGCTGCCCGGGATAGTCGTTGAACCGTTCTTGCCTATGTAGGCCGCGAACAAGTTTCCCGTGGTTGATGTCAGCGAGGCTCCGCCGATCACTTCGTAAACCCCGGCCACCTGAGCCACATAGCGAGACGTGTTGGTCACCGTGGAATGACCGCCATAGCTGTCAATGACTTCAGTATCCATGCCGATGGCGGTGAACACACCCGCCGATAGCGCAATGGTTGCAGTCGAGTATCCGAAGAAAACGGGCGGGTTCAGAACGAAGCCGATCGCGTCCCGGACCTGAGCGTTCCACAGTGCAGATGTGAGGAAATTGCCGGGCGCCGCAGTAGTGGGCACCGGGATGGGCAGGTTGGTCAAGGGGTCTCCCAAGGGACCACCTACAGTTTCCTGTAGGTGGTCCGGTCTAGTACGAGAAAGCCACGCTGTCGAAGGTCGCTAGGGTGTCGAAGGCAGCCGGGTTCGTGGTCCCCGCCGGGAGTGCTTCACAGATCACGTCGTTGGCCGTGTGAGCTTTCGTGGTCGCCCCCGTCAGTGTGATGACTGCACTAGTCCAGCCTGGCGACGTCGCACCAACAGACAGAACGGTGACGGTTTCCTGATTCGCGGAACCTTGACCTAGCACTAGCTGAGTCCCCGCCGGAATCTGCGAAGCAAGCGGGTTAACCGTGTCTTGCGACGCATTGACCGTGATCGCGCTGACGCCGGACGCAACCGAGGTTTTCAGCGTGGTGTGCCAGGCAGCGAACTCACCGTACGGCTGAGGATCAATCGGCGAGCATTGCAGCGTGACGAAGGCCTCACCCTTGTCGTCTACAGACCATGCGATCTGCTCTACGAACGCATCAATTTGAATGGCCGGAGCCCCCATGGGACGCCGCATGATACGAACGCGGGTGCCAAGTTCCAGCCCCAAACACACAGGCCACAGCGCTGGATTAGCCGACGGGTGCAACTTCAGCGTAGATACGCGGGAAAGCGGATTCTTGTAGCGGCTCACCAGGTAGTTCGCTGCGTCAAGGCATTCCAGCGCAGAAGTCGCGTTCACGTCCCGCTGCATCGTGCGCGGAAAATAGTTCGTCTGCGAAGTCGAGTCAGCAGCGGTGAAAACCTGACTCGTAGACGTCTGCGTGACTTGAACGATGTTCGCCAGATGGGTCGGGTCGAAGTCCAGTTCCGCTTGCTCGTAAGGGAACTCCCCCGCTGCCTCATTCTCGCCGAATGTATAAACGGCGCTGGTAGCGTTGTAACGGGAGCCCCTTGACCTAAAGGTGACAATGCCCTGACGATCTACATAGTGCGCGCCATTTTCCGTGATGACGATATCGGCAAGGGCGCTCAGCGCATCCTGCCCGGAAGTCACCATGGGGCCCATGCTGCGGGTGACACCCGTCTGAATACTCGACGGACCGGTGTACCCAGCGTAGGTCAGAATGCGCGCATACCGCTGATCTGTAGAGTCACCAGCGAAAGAGCTTTTCCACGCGCTGTAGATGGCAGTGAAATCGGTGGGACCGAGCGCCGTGGGGAATTCCATCGCATAGCTGATGTCACCCTGGAAATTCCAAACACTCCCGTTCCCGGTGGTGATATCGACCCAGTTGCCGAGCGCGTCAGACTGACATCCGGTGGGATTGCTGGCGCTGGCACTCCCCCAGTGGGTTGTCACATTGTCGATAGAGACCCAAAGGTCACCTGTATTGGTGTTCATCGACACGCCAGCCAGGTGCCAATTTCCGTCACCTACGGTAATAGCACCAGAACCGTTGGTCGGTTGCAGCGAAACGGTGTTATTGGTGGGCCCACCCATCGCTAGATAGAATTTACCCGCAGTATCGATGGCAAACCACAACTGTGAGCCGGAAGGCAGACCTCCCGACCGCTGCCTGTCCATGGTGGACCAAATGACAGCGCGGTCAGTGGGTAGCGGGCCCGTATAGCGGAACGCGACCATTCGCGTCCACGTATTCGCAGTCTTGGGGCCCATAATGCCCACGTCAGACAGCGAGATGAATGATGCCGGTCCCGGAACTGGGGTTCCCGGATTGGAGTTCGCTATCGTCACAACCGTTGACGCAGAGCCCGTGTAGGTTCCGCCAGTCGTGGCCGAAGTGATCTGGCTACCAGAGGTGAGAGTGCCCGGCCCGTACTTCGAGTGCGATACGGGGGCAGCCGGATTGTTGCCTGTGACATCCGCGAAGCTCTCTACGTCGGACGGGTCCCCCAGCGTGTAAAGGAACGTCGGGCTGCGCCGGTAGATTTCCTCAGTTAGCGGATCGCGCAGAAGTCGCTGAGAAAGAAGCGCAAATGCGTCTACGCCAGTCGGATCAACAAGGCCCATGGTCGAATCCAGCGCCCACGACTGAGGCCAGCGCTCGATATACCCGGAATACATGGGGTACCACGTGCCCGGCGAGACAAAGGCAGTTGGCGTGGCCGACACTTCGAGCTGCCAGCCATCGACCTGAACCGTACATGCAGCGCCCGGAGAAGTCGCAACGGCAATGCCCACGTCCATTCCATAGGGATTGGCAGGGGCTGTACCAGTAACCGTCAGGGTGGTCCACCCAGTGGCCGTAGACGAACCCGTGAGCGTGGCGTTAGACCCGTAGACATATGTGGTCGGCGGAACAGGGGGCGGGGGCCCATACCATCCAAGGAACGGTTTCACAACAAGGCTCGTCGCGTCCGTAATGTTCCGAATGTGGATCGTCAGGCTGTACGTGACGCCCGGGGCTACGGCAGGCTGCGGCGTATGGCAGATGCGGTTGCCGACACCCTGACCGGATGACACAGCAAATTGGAATACATTCGCCCCGCTGAATGCGCTGGCGCTAGCAACGATCTGCCCGCTAGTAGCGTCAGTGTCCGTGTAGACATCGCGCCCGACGCTGCCGCCGCTGATTGTGCCTACAGCCGAGCCATCCCCGCCATTAGCTATGAATGGGTCCAGAATGTTCGCCGTGGGTGGCCACTGAGCACGAACACGAAGCGGCTGATAGGGCCAGATGTTGCCAGCCCACGGGCCAGAAGTGTTGTTGGGGTCAAGTGCCCCATCCGAGTTAGTCAGCGAAGCCCGAATGGTCCCCGACTGAACTAGGTCTAGCTCGTACTGCCGTCCCCGCTGGGTGCCCACAGTGCCGTAGCTGCGCTTCGTGATATCCACATACCGATCAATGGGCGACTGACCAGCATTGCAGTTCCACAGAGCGCCCCATCCGTACTCCATTTGGGGGAAGTTCGGATTCAGCCCCATGTGCACCTACCCCTCAGAAGGGGACCACCTACAGTTTCCTGTAGGTGGTCCCGTACTAGCGCTTGAACTTTGCCCATGTGGTTGAGTTGCGGGACCCTAGGCGGAGCATCTCCCGCTGGAACAGGTCGCGTAGATCCTGCTCAGCCATCACAGAGCCCTCGACGTGGACGTTGACCACGGTCGTAGAACCGCCGTTGCCAGAGGTACCCATACCGAGACTCACCGACCCGCCATCCATGGACAGCCCACCCAGCGAAGCGCCTGTAGCGGCACTGACAGCCTGGCTGACAACGTGTGCCGAGCCCTTGATGCCCTCAGCGATGCCGTGCGGGATCCAGTGGCCGACTTCCTGCGCGAAAACCCGCGAAGGCGAGTTGATGCCTAGGAAGGACTTTGCGTTACTCAGCGCATTACTGGCGAGGTTCTTCAACGAGTCGAACAGCCAACTAGCGCCGTTTTCCACGCCGTGAACAATGCCCTCAACGATAGAAGATCCGATGCTCTCGAACCAGCTACCCACGCTCTTGACGGCATTCAGCGCCCCGTGCAGACCGTTGGAAATGGCGTCCTTGATCTGCCCGACTACACGCGTTATGGCGTGCCAGGCACTTTCGATGGGCTGAACCATGTATTCCTTGATCAGACCCCATATGAACGACGCCGCTGAACTGATTCCGTGCCAGGCTTTGGAAAGCCACGGGGAGATCATGTTCCATCCGGCTTTAATGACCGACCAGACTTCTTGCAGCGGCTGAATAATGACGACCTTGATGGCGCCCCACGCCGCTGAAGCAATTGACTGAATGACGCCCCAGGTTGCCGACAGGAACGACTTTATTGCGCCCCACACCGAACTCGCTGTTTTCATAATCGCGTCGTGAGACGTGTGCCACACGTGGATAAGTAGCGCGACGAATGGCATGAAAATCACGAGCAGTAGCGGCCACCACTTTTTGAAAAATCCGCTTATGCCATTCCAGACAGCGGACGTGATATTCGCTACGTAGTGCCAGCCGGTCACCAGCGGATCAGCCACCGCGTGCCAGGCTGAGGAGAAGAACGAAGCAACAGCATGCCAGGCAGTCACTACCGCGCTGGATATGGCGTGCCACGCGCTCTCGGTAACACCGACCAGCCAATGCCAGGCGACGCCCAAGCCGTTGACCACTGAGTGCCAGACGCTGCCGAGCCAGGAAGCTACATCCTGCCAGTGCGTGATCAGCAGAACCAGTGCGGCGACAACGGCGATGATGCCGACCACAATCCACGTGAGCGGGTTGGCAAGGAGCGATGCGTCGAAATCCCATGATGCCGCAGCAGCAATGCCCATGCCCATGGCAACAGCGCCTAGTGCACCTACGAATAGCAGCAGGGCCGTATGGTTTCTCGCTGCAAGTTCGGCGACTTTGGCAAACGCGCCCATGAGCTTTGTGGCCACGGGCAGAAGCTGTAGGCCTATCTGAATGCCGAGAGCTTGCATAGAGCCCTTGGCTTCAGCTAGTCGCTGGTTGAACGTCTTCTGAACCTCGGCCCAACCTTCGACGTTTTTTCCACCAGCCGCGACGTGCTGACTAATGCCCTTGACGTTGCTCTGGAAAGTCTGCATGTGGGAGCCAGTAAGCTCTAGCGCGCCCATCATGGACTTCGTGCCGCCCACCATGGTTGCCAGCGCGCCAATGTACGTTTTCTGCGACCCGCTCAGTTTGTTGAGCTGCCCGTTGAAATCCTTCGAATTCGAGGCGGCCTTTTGCAGAGTCTGAATCAGGACCGTGCCGCTGGGCCCCATGTGCTGGGTAATAGCGGTAGTCAGCTCATTCAGCGTGTAGGCGAGGCCATGGGAACCAAGATCCTGCGCCACCTGAACGGCGTTTAGGCCGAGCCCCTTCATGGTCGTGGCCGCTTTGGCCGTGGGGTTGGAAAGCTGCCCAATCGTCTGCCGCAGATACGTAGCGGCCACATCTGCGCTGGTGCCCTGAGCGGTCATCGTGG